TCGATCCGAGAGACTCAAGACGAATCTCATCCTGATAGAGTGAGTCATATACAAACATCGGTGTGTCGTCTTCGGCAAGGACGTTCTTGCGAATCATGTCTGCGGCTTGCAGCGGTTTCAAAAAAGGAAACACCACCGAGTGCGAGGTCTTTGCATCGATGATTGTATTGTTGATCTCCGTGTCGAGCTGATCGGAGTATATGTCTGCGATGATCTCGTCGCCACGACCTTGATAAGACTTTGAGAACAAAGATGTTGCGTTCTGCATCTGAACACGCGATGTGATCGTGAGTTCATACACACCGTATCCATCAACGTTACGAGACACGTTTGAGATCTTTGTGATAAAGAACTCGCGAACCGTCAGTTCATTGTCTCGTTCCCACTGAACACGAATCCTTTCCTGGCCGATGAACGGAAACTCGGATATCATTCTTGAGTTATCGACCACACTCAACTCACCATGAATGTATGGAAAGTAGATCGACTCGTATAACGAAAGTTCTACGATCGTACCCGAGATATCGAATAACTTGCCGTCCGTCGTTTGAATCTCGACAAGAAATCCACTGATGCCTCGAGGCGATACACTTAAGAGTTGTCTCTCATCACTACTCATAATCTTCTACGATTCATCTCACGTTCGAACTGTTTTACAACATTGGTGATGTGCTCTTTACGTATCACCTTGATGCGGGATCGATCCTCGTTACGATCCGTCTCTTGTTCCTCAATCGTAATGGGAGTTCCGTTATTGAATGGTACACTGTTTCCGTTGAAGTCAATATGATTTGCCGGAGCCTTAAATGCCGGTGCAGTACCCGACACTACGATCTCATTAAGACTCGTTTTTCCTTTAATCGTAAACTCAGTATTGGTTGGAACGGCCGTTGCGTCTATCGGATCGATCTGAATGTAACCACGTGTCGGATACTTACCGATCACGGTTCCAAGATCGGTGGAATTAAACTCAAGAGTTTCTCCGATCGTAAACTTTCCGGCGAGTGCCTGATCGTCTCGAATGAACAGTGCCGTTCCCGGATACTTACGAGAAAGAAACTGTGTCAGTTCGTTGGTTGATTTTGGTAGATCGTTCCATGTATTTATGATATCGGTGTTAAGAATCGGAATCGTCCAGTAGTAGTCGGTAGTGCCGTACAGGTCGTGCGATATCGAATCAAGACGCTGATCCGGACTTACGTTATAGAATGTATAGAACGATATGTTGTCGGCAATTCTCGAAAAGACGGCCGTGTACAAAGAGATGTTAGTGACTCTCTTTGTTAGGTCCTTTGAGAATACGTAGTCATCTTTTCGAAAGGAATTAAAGTACGGCATGTCGATTAAAATCCTTGCTCGACCAATGAACGTGATATGGGTCGAAGTTCGGTGAACGAGAGTTCCATCGTCGTCTCGACCGGTTGATTACCGTTAGTAAAGTACGACATCGAGTTTGGATTGTAGGTCACACTTACGCCGGTACATGCAAGTTCGGGCATACGTATGATGTCATCCGGTGATTGTTGAAAAGAGATTGCGAACGTATTAGGAAACTGATACTCAAGAGAGTCCAATTCAACCGGGTACGCAGCGACTCGAAAGAAACGAATGATCTCGGGTACGGTGTTCGCTTCACTCTCTGACTGCGGCACAAAGGTAAACGAAAACGAAAAGGATCGCATACCCGGCGACTTAAAGAGCATGAACTCTTGAGGGTTCGGCACTCTTTGATTCGCACGATTGTATACGTCACCTGCACCTACCGCACTTGCTGCCGTTCTGGCACCCACACCACCGACAGCTCTTGCACTTGTTACTAACTTTTTGACGGAATCACTTGTGACGCCTCCGCTCGCAAAGTTATTAATTAGTCCACCAATAAGACCCATCTCACCGGTGTCATAGTTGAGTTCGTCCGCAACGGTATGACCCGTAGGAAAGTACAGACCAACCGATTCACCGGTAGAGGACACCTTTGCCTCATTCACTCGACGATTGTACTGAGGTCTCTGAGTGTTAAAAAGAATCCAGGGTGTATTTGAACCGTCAAGATTCTCTGGGTAACGCAGATTTGCCATGTTGGATAGATAACCTAGTGCTAGTAGTTAAACTGTATCTGAGTTATTTATATGGCTTATCGCGGTAAATTCACACCGAAGCATCCAAAATACATGAACTAATTATCTTATACATATAAATAATCCAATAAAGGAGTTTATGTTTATGGATAATTGGAAAAGAGAACTAATAGACAATCCCCCACCTTCCGCATCATCTTACACTGAAGATGAATGGAAAGATATTGTATTAAATGAATTAATATGTGATCCGCGCAACGTTTCTAATATAGGTGAGTGCAATCCGTTTTACGGAAAGAAACACTCAAAAGAAACAATTAAATTAATGGAAGAAGTGACAAAAGAATATTATGATAAATTGTCTAGTGAAGAACGTAAACGTATACATGGACATCCTGGCGAGTCAAATCCTATGTATGGACGCGATCGGTCGAAAGAAAAAAATCCTATGTATGGAAAACAACATTCTGAAGACTCCCGTGAAAAAATTCGACAGAAAGCTATTGGAAGAATACCTAACGATGAAGCTCGTAAAGCAATGAGCAAATCACAATCCCAAAGATGGACTCCTGAAGAAAGAAAAAGAAGATCGGAAGAGTATAAAACACGTGGACACAAACCTCCATCACCCAAAGGTTTATTATGGTGGAATAATGGAATGGAAGTAAAAAGATCAAAAGAATGTCCCGGACCTGAATGGGTAAGAGGTCGAAAAATTGAGTAAGTATTACAAAGGAAGATATAAGGTAAAAAATACCGAAAAATATATTGGTGATATCAAAAACGTCATATACCGATCAAGCTGGGAAAGGTCGACATTCAAATGGTTAGATCACAACAGCAGTATTGAGTACTGGGCCGCTGAATCAGTCATCATACCCTACGTCTGCGAGACCGACAAAAAGGTACATCGATACTTTATGGACCTATGGTTTCAGACACAAGAGGGTAAGAACTACATCATAGAGATCAAACCAAAGGGTCAGACAAAACCGCCAAAGACTCCGCAACGCAAGACTCGTCGATACGTTAAGGAGTCACTTACCTACGTCAAGAATCAGTCGAAGTGGAAGGCCGCATCCGAGTTCGCACTCGATAGAGGCTGGACGTTCGAGGTCTGGACCGAGGACACACTGAAGTCACTCGGTATCAAGATTCTCAAGTAGAATCCTATAAATAGATCAGACACAGAATGTATCCATAAGGAATCGTATGTCACTCTTTACAGAACTACAAGCAGCCGCCTTTCGTGAGGGTCTTAATCCTCGTACGAAGAAGGCGCGTGAGTGGTTTCGCAATAAGGCACGTGGACTAACGGATGTTAACAAGCTGGATCTTATCTCTGACGATCGGTTGACGCAGAGAAACGCACCTCGTACCGGTAAGATGTACATGTTCTTTTACGATCCGAAGACAAAGAAGCAGCTACCGTACTACGATACGTTTCCATTGATTCTTTTTGTCGAGCCGGCACCCGGTGGATTCTATGGTCTGAACATGCACTATCTTCCGCCGGCCGTTCGAGCAAAACTGTTCGACGCTCTTCTCGAGACGGCGAACAATAAAAAGTTTAATGACACGACTCGGCTGAACATTACTTATTCGATTCTTAAGGGGACTGCCAAGTACTCTGCCTTTCAGCCGACGTTCAAGAGATACCTGTCGGGTTACGTCAAGTCAAAGGTCGTCGAGGTTGATGCACCGGAGTGGCCGATCGCGTTGTTCTTACCGACCGAATCGTTTAAGAAGGCCGGTACACGTTCGGTATGGTCTGACTCAAGGAAAATGATATGAGCAGTATCGACACACTTAAGTCGCAGATATCGTCGGGTCTGGCAAGATCAAATAAATATCGAGTACTCTTTCATACGAATAACGAGATACTTGACGTTCTCTGTGATTCTGTCGGTTGGCCCGGTAGGCAGATCTTTACGAATGAACGACTCACTGATATGAAGATGCAAAAGGTTGCCTATGCGTTTGACCAAGAGGATCTGCCAATATCATTTCTTTTGACCAACGATTGGAGCACATGGGATTTCATCTACGAGTGGCACGAAAGAATCATTAACAATCTCGGAGATACTCGAAACTTTACGGTAAACTTCAAGAATACATACACCGAGGATATTGAGATTCATCATCTCGATAATGCTAACAATATTAAAAAGAAACTGAGACTTAAGAATGCG